TCTCTTCCTCACCAGGGTAACCAATTATAAAATCACTTGAAAATTTGGCAGAAGAATTTTTTTTAATTATTTTTTCGTAAATTTGAAGATAATATTCAATATAAGTCAAGTAACAGATGATTTTACCAGGTTCTACAGTAAAGGTGATAGATAAAAACTCAATCTATCGAGGATATGTTGGATGTGTTCAAAGAATACAGGGTAAAAAGGCTGCTGTTTTGATGGATCAAGATGGCACACCTTGGGATAAAATGATAACATTTAGAATATCTGATTTGCGTGAGCAAACCGAAGGTTTTCAATATTACCCACAAAAACCACAGAAGAAGAAAAAATGAAGTTAGCAATTATTACAGATCAGCATTTCGGTGCAAGAAAAGGTGCTGATTATATACACAAATATTTTAAAAAGTTTTACGATAACATCTTTTTTCCATACTTGGAGAAAAATAAAATTGATACGATTGTTGATATGGGTGATACTTTTGATAATCGTCGTAATATTGACCTAGCAACGCTTGAGTGGACAAAGAAAAATTATTATGACAGATTACAAGCAATGGGTATTACTGTCCATACAATCGTTGGTAATCATACTGCATACTATAAAGATACAAATGAAGTCAATACAGTTGAATTATTATTAAAAGAATATGATAATGTTGAAGTTTATTCAGAACCAACTACTGTGAATATTGGTGGATTAGATATTTTAATGCTTCCTTGGATTAATGAGGAGAATAAATTACAAACTCTTGAGATGATGGATACTACATCAGCAGATGTAATTATGGGTCATCTTGAGTTGAATGGTTTTGTTGCTACTCGTGGTCATATGATGGAACACGGAATGGACACAAAGATATTTGATAATTTCTATCGTGTTTACTCTGGTCACTATCATACTCGTTCTGATAATGGAAAGATATATTATCTTGGAAACCCTTATGAAATGTTCTGGAACGATGTTCTAGACACAAGAGGGTTTCACATCTTTGACACTAAAACAATTGAACACAAACCCGTAAACAATCCTTACAGGTTATTTTACAACATCTATTATGAAGATACTAATTATAAGTTATTTGATACTAGAGAATTTAAAGATAAGATAGTCAAAGTCGTTGTAAAGAAGAAAACCGATCAAAAGCAATTTGAAAAATTTATAGATAAGTTATACAACTCTGGTATTCAAGACTTAAAAATAATTGAAAATTTTGTATTAACCGAAAGTGCAGACTTTGAAGTTGAAGAAACTGAGAATACGATTGGTATATTGAATCGCTATATTGATGAATCTGAGTTTGAAGGAGATAAAACTCTTATTAAAGGAATTCTACAACAAATATACACCGAAGCTTGCGAGGTAGACTAATGTATCTTCTCACACTTAAAGACAAAAGGGACGATGGTGCCTATGCTGTCTTAAATCGTTACGGAGAAAAAGTTCTTTTTATGTTTGAAGAGGAAGACGATGCAGAAAGATATGCTATGATGTTGAATGATGATGAGGATGCATCGCTAAATGTAATAGAAATTGAAGATAAGCTTGCCATTCGTACGTGTAAGATGTATAATTATAAGTACGTAGTGATCACACCGAACGATATAGTCGTTCCACCACCTAAGAATGATAACGTTTCAAAAAATTAGATGGAAGAATTTTCTGTCAACTGGAGACCAGTTTTCAGAAATAGATTTTCAACAAAACGCAACGAATTTGATAGTCGGAACAAATGGAACAGGGAAATCCACAGTGTTAGATGCCCTGACTTTTAGTTTGTTTAATAAACCTTTTCGTAAGATTAATAAGTCTCAACTAGTAAATGCTAAAAATGAAAAAGACACTCAAGTTGAAGTAGAGTTTGATATTAATGGTCGTCAATATCTTGTTCGTAGATGTATGAAACCAAATCTCTTTGAGATAGAGGTTGATGGTCAGAAGATGCATAAACAGGCAGATGACCGTGCAACTCAAAAGATATTAGAAGAAAATATATTAAAGGTTAACTATAAGTCATTCACTCAAATAGTAATACTTGGTAGTAGTGCGTTTGTTCCTTTTATGCAACTGTCTGGTTCAAATCGAAGAGAAGTGATTGAAGACTTGTTGGATATTCGTATCTTCTCTGCGATGAATTTAATTATCAAAGAGAAAATTAGAAAACAGAAAGATGAGATAAGAGTTTTAGACTTATCAAGAGAGAATGTAAAAGATAAGTTAGATATGCAGAAGAAGTTTATAGAGGAGTTAGAAAATCGTGGAAAGGCAAATATTCAAGGTAAACAAGATAAAATATCAACTCTAATTGATGAACAAGAAGAGTATACATCTAATAATTCTAAATTAGAAGATGATGTTAATAACCTGATAAAAGAACAAGAAAAAGTAACAGGAGCAAATAAAAAGTTAAAGACTCTAAACAAATATAAGGGTCAATTAAGTCAGAAAGTAGCAACGATTACTAAGGAACATAAGTTCTTCAATGAAAATGTAACATGCCCTACATGTACTCAAAATATAGAAGAATCGTTTCGTTTAAATAGAATTAATGATGCTCAAACTAAAGCAAAAGAGTTGCAAACTGGTTATCAAGAACTAGAAAAAGCAATTAAAAACGAAGAAGAGCGAGAGCATCTCTTTACTAAACTATCAAAGGAGATTACTAAACTCAACAATGACATTTCTCAAAACAATACTCGGATTTCTGGATGTCAGCGACAGGTCAGAGATCTGGAATCAGAAATTCAAAAACTTACCACTCAACTTGCAAATCGAAATACTGAGGATGAAAAATTAAAAGAGTTTAATCAAAGTCTCCAAAACATTTTTAAAGAACTAGCAGATAAGAAAACCGATATCATGTATCATGATTTCGCATATTCGCTATTAAAAGATGATGGAGTTAAGACAAAAATAATTAAAAAGTATCTACCACTTATTAATCAGCAGGTTAATCGTTACTTGCAGATGATGGATTTTTATATTAACTTTAAGTTAGATGAGGAGTTTAGTGAAACAATAGAGTCACCTATACATGAAAACTTTTCTTATAGTTCATTTAGTGAAGGTGAGAAGATGCGTATTGACTTGGCATTACTCTTCACTTGGAGAGAAGTTGCAAGAGTTAAGAACTCAGTAAATACTAATCTATTAATTATGGATGAGGTATTTGATAGTTCTCTTGATGGTATGGGAACTGAAGAATTTTTAAAGATAATTCGTTTTGTGATTAAAGATGCAAATGTATTTGTAATATCACATAAAGTAGAGTTACATGACAAATTTAACAGTGTTATACGCTTTGATAAAATCAAAGGTTTCTCTCATGTTGTTTCTTAATAAATACCTAAAAAAGTATAAAAATGGTTTGGCACATTAAAAAATCAAGTATGATGGGTGTAGGAGTAGGAACCGTTTATTACAAAGGTGATAATCGTTGGACTGAGACTTATGCTGATCGTTCTACATACACTTCTCAAGCAAAGGCAAAGGCAGAGAATTACATCTGGGAAAAGAAAACAACTGCAGGTTGGGATGTTACTGCTGTAAATGAGAGTGCATAATGATTTTCTTTTCTATTATACTTTCATTTTTTGCAAATCACTTACCTGTGATGTATGTACAAGTACCACAGTGGGCAGATGATTGGGCAGTTTGTGCTGTAGACATACCAGATGCCAAATGTCATTGGTATGTTGTGGCCCCTGATAACACATTTGGTGAAGGATTTGATTGGGAAGAAGCACCTTGGTTTGATGTAAATGGATTAAATGATGTTGCACCAATGCAAGCAAAAAGCGTGGTAGAAAAATTACAAGAGAGGCAGTAGGTATAAACTCGTAGGCATAAATTTTTGTTACTAAGTATCCGTAAATACAGACTTTATTTGCTAAATAATTATGTCATTGCGGAGAAAACAATGCACTAAAACCCCTCTATATTATGGGTCTAACAACTAGTCATCAAAGGTCAAGTAATGCACAATTTAATTTCATTTAATCAGTTGGCGAGTTCACAATATGAACCAAGCAACGATTTAATCGAGGAATACTACGAGTGTTTGATCGAATGTGATGACGATCAGCACATATGTAAACGTATTTGCAAGGAGGTATTTACCTAAAATTTTTTACGCTGTTTTAGAAAGAGGGGATCATCCCTCTTTTTTTATGTGATAAATACCTATATGAAAGATAAAAAAGCAGCCAAGTTAATCATCAAAAGAGCAAGAAAAAATCCATTTTTATATTCAACAGCGGATATTTTCTATGCAAAAAAAGTTAAAAAACTAGAAGAAGATGCCTTATCACATCAAGAAACCAAGTCAACTTAACTCCTCCGTAGATGTTTACTATATGGGTGACAAAAGATGGTCTGATACATATAGTGAGAGAAAACAGTACACAAACAACCCAACATATCTAACCACAAACACAGATGGAAAGAATGGTGGTTGGACAGGATGTTCTGTCGTTACTGAATAACTAAATAACTAAAAATATTAGTGCCATGAAACAGTCACCAAGACAATTAAAGGAAGCACATAAGGCCTACGAGAGGATTGTAGATTATCTTGTTAATGAAAATTATGCTTCAAATAAACAGGATGCTGATGCCATTATTGGTGGTATGAGTGAAGAGTGGTATCATATGATCCTTAATGACTAATGAAAAATCTAAACCAGTTTCTAGATGAGGCTCAATCTGCAAAGTGCCCTAAAGGATACAGATTTGATACAAAACTTAAGAGTTGTGTTCCCACAAAACGATATAAGTACTATCCTAGTACTGGTGGGAGATATTATCGTGGTGGAGACAATCGCTCAGATAGTGGTAATGGAAATGGAAATGGTAATGGAGGAAACGGAAATGGTAACGGTGGTAATGGCCATGGTGGCAATGGCGGTGGCAACGGTGGTGGCAACGGTGGAGGTGGTAATGGAGGAGGTGGAGGAGAATGAAAACTCTTCAACAGTTCCTTGAATCATCTAACCCTAGAATACCTAGAAAGAAAGGACAACCAGCAAAATCTAAAAAACATTCTGACTTATATACTGATGAAGATCCAAAAGGAACGATACATGGACTCGGATTCAAAGATGAATCAACAGCGAGATCCAGTGTTGCAAAGATTAGAAAATCAAATAGATCTCATGCTCACAAGATTCAGGCAGCAATCGCAATGGAGCAACGAGCACGGGTGATGGGTAAATCTGCAGAAGCAGCAATTTATCGAAAATTTATCAATTCAATGAAAAAGAAAACTAAAAAATGACATCATCGACTCGCGGCCCACTTGCCGGACAAATCGGTAATCGTAATTTCCTATCACCTGTAGGTTTTAAGTTTTCACTTGCAAAATTTCCTAAGATAACATTTTTCTGCAACTCTGCTTTAATACCAGAAATTACTTTAGGAACATATCAACAACCATCTTACTTAAAAAATATAGATGTCCCCGGTGAAAAATTAACTTACGGAGACTTAGAAATTCGTTTTTTGGTTGATGAGAATATGGAAAATTATATGGCAGTTCATAATTGGTTGACTGGTTTAGGTTTCCCAGAGACACCACAACAATTTATCAACAAAACAACAGATTCTGATGGTATAAGAGATCTTGAAGAACAGTATTGTGATGGTGGTTTGCATATTTTAAATAGTAATCTTAGA